TTGGCAAATATCTTACAAGCACATGGGCGGCTGCTGTATCAGCTTTATTGTTATTGGCTGTATATGTGTGGAATCCAAGCGCCATTGAAACTTTACAACTGAAGACGTTTGACTATCTCATTACCTCATTAGAGAAGAAACAGTCAGATGAAATCGTTCTTGTCGAGTTTGGAGAAAAGTCTGTCCAAGAGTACGGACAGTGGCCGTTTGATCGTAGAGACATTGCTCAGACGTTGGAGAGACTCCGCTGGGCACAGGCTGGTGTTGTTACTATTCCTATTCTTTTTAGCGAGAAGGATAGAGCAGGTGGCGATCCCGATCTCGCAAAGACTTTGGGTCATGGCGGTTTCGTCATATCGCAAACTCCCACAGCTCAGTCTAGACCAGCAGATGCTGCTCGCAGAGGGTTTGCTGCTATCGGCAATGATCCTAAGCCACATCTCTTTACTTGGCGTGGGGCTATCGCTCCTCTACCAGAGCTGGCTGGAAACGCCGACGGTGTCGGGCTTCTCGCTGTGGCACCTGAACGTGACGGCGTGGTTCGTCGTATGCCTATGCTGGCTCGGATTGGGGATACACTCTATCCTTCACTTGTACTGGAAACCCTACGCACAGTTGCTGGCGACCCCTCTTATCAAATCAAAACAGGTGAAGCAGGTGTCGAAGCCGTCCGCATCCCAGCGTTCCCCGCAGTTGAAACCGATTCGAACGGTCGCATCTGGCTCGCCTGGAATAACAAGTTCGAACGTATTGAAGCGACTGGAATCACTAAAGAAGCAGTAGAAGGGAAGATAGTAGTTCTAGGTCTGACGATTGAAGGCGTTGGTGGGATTATCGGCACGCCGCTGGGTGAAAAGTGGAGCCATGAAGTTCAAGCAGCTGCATTACAAACTTTGATTGATGGATCAGTGATAACCCGATTATCTTGGTCGAAGTCTGTTGAATTGCTCGTTCTGTCTGTAATGCTAGGATTACTGCTCGTTCTTGTGCCAAGAACATCTGTTTCATTGACAGTGCCATTATATCTAGCATTTGTTGGGATCTCCGCATATGGTTCCTACTACATGTTCAAAGAACATATGCAGCTTTGGGACGCCAGTTATTTATTGTTAGCAGGCACTTTCAGCTTTGGTCACCTGACTTACAACAATTTCGCTCGTGAAAACCGTCTGAAACTTCAAATCAAGAAGCAGTTCGGAACATATCTCTCACCAGCTATGGTTGAGAAACTGCAAGAGAATCCTGATCTGCTGAAGCTTGGAGGAGAAACTCGTGAGCTGTCAATCATGTTTACTGACGTTCGTGGATTTACAGCGATCTCAGAACACTATGGTGCAGACGTTCAGGGGCTTACTCAGATAATGAATCGCTACATGACAGCGATGACAGCAAGGATTCTACAGAACAATGGAACACTCGACAAATACATCGGCGATGCGCAGATGGCTTTCTGGAACGCGCCTTTGGACGATCGTGACCACGCTAAGAACGCTGTACGCACGGCTCTCGCAATGCTCGGCGATCTCGACGCTTTTAACGCTTCTATCGCATCTGAAGGCGTTCCTCCTTTTGGCATGGGTCTTGGCATCAATTCTGGTAATGTTGTTGTTGGCAATATGGGTTCCGATCAAAGATTTGATTATACCTGCCTTGGGGATTCTGTCAACTTGGCTTCTAGGTTAGAAGGTCAGTCGAAACCATATCATGTCAAGATGATTATTGGTGAGCGTACGGCAGAGCTGCTCGACGGCGAATATCCACTCGCAGAGCTAGATTGTATCGCTGTTAAAGGTAAGTCTAAGGGCGTTAAGATCTACACGATCGTAGACGGTCATGGCATCAACAAAGGATATCTGAAGTCTCACGCGGATTTCATCAAAGCATATCGTCGTCAAGACTGGGATCAAGCTCTTCAATATATCAAGATTCTCCGTGACGCCTTTAAGGGCGAGCTGAACGAATACTATGATATGATGTCAGAGCGTATCGCAGAGCTTCGAGAAGCTGGTTTACCGCCAGATTGGGATGGCGTATATCGCGCTACCTCAAAATGAATAAATAGGGGAGCACAGTTACGGAGCTTCCCTGATGGCAACAACGTCAAGACAAGAATTCAAAGACTACATTTTACGCCGTCTAGGCTATCCAGTAATCGACATCAACGTAGACGACGAGCAAGTTGAGGATCGTATCGACGACGCTTTGCTCAAGTTCCGCGACTATCACTATGATGGAACTGAGCACGTATATCTTCCCTATCAAGTTACAGCTGAAGATAGAGCCAACAAATACGTTACACTGCCAGAAAATATCATAGGCGTTACTCGTATCTTTGATGTTAACGATTCATACGGTGCTATGAATCTATTTAACATCCGTTATCAACTTCACCTTAACGAACTGTTCAATATCTCTAGCGTATCGGTCACGCCATACGTTGTTGCGATGCGACATATCGAGTTTCTTGAGGAAGTGTTCGTAGGTAAAAAGCCAATTCGTTTCAATCGACACATGGATAAGTTGTATGTTGATATGAAATGGGATGACGACGTTCAAGTAGGTCAATACATTATCATTGACTGTTATCGCACGGTAGATCCAGAAGCTTATCCTGACGTATGGAATGATCCATGGCTTAAACAATATGCAACTGCGCTTGTGAAACGTCAGTGGGGTGAAAATCTTAAGAAGTTTGAAGGAATGAATTTGCCTGGCGGTTTGACGTTTAATGGTCAAAAGATCTGGGAAGAAGCGAGAGAAGAAATCGAAAAACTCGACGCAGAAGTAATTAACAACTACTCGCTGCCAGTCACTGATATGATTGGATAACGATGGCAACGAACAAATACTTCAACTACTTTACATACGGTCGTGAACAAGATACAGCTGAAGACTTGATCATCGAGTCAATCAAGATTCATGGCCTTGACGTGAAGTATTTGCCTCGTACCATCATTGGGCCAGACGCGCTTCTCGGTGAAGATCCGTTGTCTAAGTTCGACGACGCGATCGACATCGAGATGTATGTTAAGAACACACAGAACTTTGAAGGCGAAGGTGATTTCCTTTCCAAGTTCAATCTTGAGATTCGTGACTCAATGACGCTTGTTATGGCTCGTAAACGCTGGGAACAAGTATCTAACGAGAAAGTTCTGACAGAAGTTGGCTATAACATTCAGTTGGAAGAAGCAAACACAGGACGTTGGGCTAACTCGGTCGCGCTGCGTCTTGAGAGTGGTTCTATTGAAGGATATCAAACTTCTTCTTCGCGTCCGTTTGAAGGTGACTTCATCTATTTCCCATTGAACAAGAAGCTATACGAAGTCAAGTTTGTTGAGCACGAGCAAGTGTTCTATCAGCACGGCAAGCTCTACACATATGAGCTGCGCTGCGAACTTGTAGATCGTATTACAGGTATCGACCTGGCTACAGGCAATACAGAAATCGACGCGATCGAAACTCGTTACAGCCAAGATATTCTTGCGTATCAGTTCCTCTACGAAGATGGAGATACACTCCAGAACGAAGACGGCGAATATATTCTTCAAGAATACAGAGTCGAAGAAAAAACAAAAACAGCCAACAACGAGATTTACTTCCAGAAGTCGTTCGAGTATATCGACTTCAGTGAAAGAAATCCATTCTCTGAAGTGGATCGCTACTAATGTTTGGATCACAGTTTTACCACCAGTCGCTGCGTAGATATGTTATCATGTTTGGTAACATGTTCAACGACATCGTTGTTCGTCGATACGACGCCAGCGGAAACAACGTTGGTGCGATTGCTGTTCCGCTTTCATATGCGCCGAAAGAAAAGTTTTTGGCTCGTATCACGCAAGATCCTAATCTAGATCAACAAGTAGCTATCCAACTACCAATCATGAGCTTTGAAATGACAACGCTCAATTATGATGGTACTCGTCGTTTGAACGCACACAATCGTAACGTCAAAGTAACGACCGATGAAGATAAGTTAGATTTTAACTACGCTCCAGTTCCATACGATCTGCAGTTCAATCTATATGCTTTCGTTCGTAACGCAGATGATGGCGCACAGATTCTTGAGCAGATTGTACCATATTTTGGGCCAGAATGGACTAACAGCCTGCGTATTATTCCACAAACAAGTATTACACAAGATATTCCTACAGTTCTTAATACAGTATCAATTGAAGATACATACGAAGGTGATTTTGAAACTCGTCGCGCGCTGATCTATACATTCGACTTTACAATCAAAGCATACTTCTATGGCCCAGTTCGTCGTCAGGGAGTTATCAAGCGCTCACAAATCGACTTTGGTATTGTTACTGGAAATACAAGCAATAAGATTACACTCGATGATGTGGCAAGAACTGGTCGCAGCTCTCGCGTTGTTATCACTCCTGGTTTGTTGGCTAATGGTAGCCCAACAACTAACAGCGCAGCTTCTGTGCCATATAATCAGATTGATGCAGATGACGATTATGGATTCTGCTCTAACACGTTCTTCTACTTAGACGGAAAGAAGTATAATCCTGTAACAGGACAAGATCAATGAATGAAAAGACCAACTTTGAATTAAGTGTTGAGAATGCGCTCGGTCTACCTGAGTCATCACCACCTATGGTTCAGAAAACAGAAACAAAAGAAGTCGCTCATGTTGAATCCACTGAAACAAATATTGATGACGATTTTGCTACTGCCCGTCGTAATCTGCATAAGATTATTCACCAAGGCAATGATGCGTTGGAGGAAGCTTTACTCGTTGCGAAAAGCTCAGAGCATCCAAGAGCCTTTGAAGTCGTCGGAGGTCTTATCAAGACGTTGGTTGACGCTAACAAAGATCTACTTGACATCCAGAAAAAATTGAAAGATCTAAAGAAAACTGATGATGACAAATCGCCGCAGTCGGTTCAGGCTCAAAATGCTATCTTCGTAGGTAATGCTGCTGAACTTCAGCAACTCATCAATGGTAGAAAGTGATGGCTGTAAAAACATATCTTGGTAATCCTAATCTAAAAGCCGCTGGTGTTATTCACTCTTATACAAAAGAAGAAGTAGAAGAATACATCAAGTGCGCTAAAGACGTAGAATACTTCGCTCGGAAATATATCAAGATCGTCAACGTTGACCGTGGTCTTATTCCGTTTGAGATGTGGGATTTCCAAGCGAAGATGCTGCATACTTTCGCAGACAATCGATTTTCTATCTGTAAGCTTCCTCGTCAGGTTGGTAAGTCTACTACATCGGTCGCATACATTTTGTGGCTTATTCTTTTTACAGATCAACAAAATGTAGCCATCCTCGCGAACAAAGGCGCGCTCGCGCGTGATCTGCTCGCTAAGTTACAGCTTGCGTACGAATATCTTCCTAAGTTTCTTCAGCAAGGCGTTGTTACATGGAACAAAGGTAACATCGAACTAGAAAATGGTTCTAAGGTTGTTGCGGCTGCTACTTCGTCAAGCGCGATTCGCGGTGGATCATACAACCTGATCTTCCTCGACGAGTTCGCGTTCGTGCAGCGTAATCTTGCTGACCAGTTCTTTGCTTCTACTTATCCTACGATTTCATCTGGTACAACAACTAAGATTATCATCGTGTCTACGCCAAACGGCATGAATCACTTCTTCAAGATGTGGGTTGATGCAACTGAAGGTCGTAGCGAGTACAAACCTATCGAGATTCACTGGTCAGATGTTCCTGGACGTGATGAAGAATGGAAAAAACAAACTATCGCGAACACCAGCGAAGAGCAGTTCCGTCAAGAGTTTGAGTGCGAGTTCATTGGTTCATCACATACACTGATCCATCCATTGAAGTTAAGACAACTGGCGTGGACTAGTCCGTCAAAAGATAAGTTTGGTTTGGACATTTACGAAGCTCCAGATCCTCGTAAGTTATACATATGCGTGTTTGACGTATCAGAAGGCGTTGGCGGCGACTATTCTGCGTTGTCGATATTTGATGTAACTCAGTTCCCATATAAGCAAGTGGCTAAGTATCGAAGTCGTGAAATAACGCCACTGATGTTCCCAGACGTGATCTATCGTTTCTGTAAAATGTATAACAACGCATGGGTACTCGGTGAGACTAACAATATCGGTCAGCAAGTCGTGCAGTCATTGTTCATGGATCTTGAGTATGAAAATGTGATAGCCACGTTTACTAAGAACAAAAACATTAAAGTTGGCGGTGGATTCAGTTCTCGATCTGCATTCGGTATTCGTACGACCAAATCAGTTAAGAAAATCGGTTGTTCTAATTTGAAAACGATTGTAGAGAGTGATAAGCTGCTCATAACTGATTTTGATACGATTGAAGAGCTGACCACCTTCGTAGAAGTTAAAGATACATATAAGGCTGAAGAAGGTAGCCACGATGACTTAGCTATGACTTTAGTGCTATTTGGATGGCTAATCACACAACCATACTTCAAAGATATAACTAACAACGATATTCGTCGTAACTTGGCTCAGGAAACTATGAAAGAAGTTCACGACGATTTACTCCCAGCTGGCTTTATAGATGATGGCGGATCTGTACAATCAATGGAAATGGACGCGACCGAAGACTTTTTTAGATAAAAGCCCAGTTTTTATAAATAAAACCAGAAGATTCAGAAGTACGAAGAACGCACCTTCGTTTTATAAAGGAGATAGATCCGATGGGTTTCCAAGTTTCTCCAGGCGTAAATGTTAGTGAGATTGATCTCACAACGATTATTCCTGCCGTTTCGACCACAACTGGAGCGTTTGCTGGTCATTTCCGCTGGGGTCCTGTTGATCAGCGTGTTCTCGTTGACAGCGAAGATACTCTTGTGAAGCAGTTTATTGCCCCAACAGGCAACACAGCTGTAGACTTTTTCACAGCCGCAAACTTTCTTGCATATGGAAATTCTCTGTATGTAACTCGTGTTATCTATGCTTCAAACACGAACAGCACGTCACAGGCTAGAAACGCTACCGCAACAGGTAACACATCAATCATCGCTCTTATTAAAAACGAAGATGATTACGAGCAGAACTACTCAGCAGCTGGTATTTCTGGTGCTGGTATGTGGGTCGGTAAGTATCCAGGACTTACAGGAAACAATCTCCGTGTTTCAGTTTGTCTTTCTGCGAATGCGTTTGAAAGCACAATTACAGGCACAGCAGCATTTACTAATAACTCAACGACTGTTACATTTACAACAGCAGCAGGCACAAGCACAAAGCTGACTGCAGGTGACATTCTTATTCTCGGACCAGACAGAGGTGAATATAAGGTTGCTTCACTTTCTGGTAACACTGTAACACTTCAGACTAAGTATGTTGGCAATACAGGTACTCAGGCTACAACAACTCGTCGTTGGGAATTCTTCAATTACTTCGCATCAGCTCCTGCGACTTCACCAGATGCTCTGCGTCATGGTGGTTCAGGCGACGAAATGCACATTGTTGTTGCTGACGAAGACGGTGGTATCACAGGTATTGCTAACACGATTCTTGAAATCCATCCAAGTCTTTCTAAGGCTATTAATGCCAAGAGCGACAATGGAACTGATATCTACTATAAGAACTACATTAACAAAAACTCACGTTGGGTTTGGTGGAATGGTCACACAACAGGTATTACTGGTGGCCGCGCAACAACTTATGTTGGTGATCATGCTTCAGGCGCTCAATCAAAGCCAGTAAATGCTTCGTTGACTCGTGGTCGCGATGGTGCTCTTCCACGCGCAGTAGACTATATCAACGGATATAACCTGTTCAAGTCTGCTGAAGATGTTGATGTTTCATTGATCCTTGGTGGCGCTTCTGATTCAACTCGCGCTATTCACATTATCAATAACATCGCAGAGTTCCGTAAGGATTGTATCGCTGTTCTTTCACCACGCCAAGCTGACGTTGTAAACAACGCTGGTTATGCTGGTGCGCAGGTCGATGATATTATCACTTTCCGTAACACTCTGCCATCAACTTCATACGCTGTTCTTGATTCAGGTTGGAAGTATCAGTACGATAAGTACAACGACGTGTTCCGCTACATTCCATGTAACGGTGATACTGCTGGTACAATGGTTCGCACTGATCTTGAGCGTGATCCTTGGTATTCACCAGCTGGTTTCAATCGCGGTCAGTTCAAGAATGTAATCAAGTTGGCTTGGAATCCTAATAAGGCTGAACGTGATCAGCTTTATAAGAGAGGTATCAACCCAATCACAACATTCCCAGGCGAAGGAACTATCCTGTTCGGCGATAAGACGCTGTTAACAAAGCCATCAGCTTTTGACCGTATCAACGTTCGTCGTTTGTTCATTGTTTTGGAAAAGGCAATCGCTACAGCAGCCAAATACACTCTGTTCGAGTTCAATGATGCGTTCACTCGTGGTCAAT